AATACGGTGAATAAACACGCTGCATTAGTAACAGAGTTCATTAAAGAAGTATCCGGGTACCCGCTGGAACGGTTGATGGTATTGATTCTAAATGCATAAGACCCGATCGCCTTATTTCCTAATTTAAAATCAATGGGCAATTCATGCAATTGCTCAAGGAGCTTTATCTCATTAGCGTCTAATTTCATCAATTCACGATAAAGTTCCCTTTCCTGTCGCAACAAGTGAGGACCTATGGATGCGTCAAAGGCTGTCATATCTAGTTCTACGAATACGGGTGTCACACCGCGCGTATCTATAATCAGGGAATCATCTCCACCCACTAATATTCCAATACCACTTTTAGCCATGATATCAGAGAAGCGAATTGAGAGATTTTTTAAATCTAACCCTGCACAGAACGCAATGGAGAATTTTACTCCTCCTGCTTCGAGTACTATCAAGTCTTGCTTTAAAGCCCCATGAATGGCATCGACTGAAAGCGCCATCCATGTGTTTAACAATGAGCATACAGAGATCACCATTCGGGGTTTGAATGGCTTGATTCCGTCTTCTAATAAGTTCGGAAACACCTCATCACACTTGAGAATAGCTTTTCTACTCTTGCACATCCCAAGTTGCTGCAACAAAACGTCCCAGTCTTGTATCAATTCATGGTTCAAAGTATGTTCTCTAGTGATTTTTGCTTGTCGCGCTGCATCAGCATTTCGAATAGCAAATTCATAACTCTCTTTGACCGTATGATCTGTATATCTAACAGTTCCACAAACCTCTTTCACCTTAGCTAAGATGCTGTCTGTGTATTGTTTCGAGATACACCCGTTCTTCATATTTTGTCCATAAGCTAAATACCGAGCTGCTACCGCCGTCGCTGTATGGATTGGTTGTTTTTTATCCGGCACTCCATATATAATAGGAAGCTCAAAGTTTTGATGCAACTTTGGTTCGACTATTTCTACAGGGGCCTGAAGAATCGATGATACATTACCTAATACCGGAAGTTCTGTAGTAGACAAACTTTTAAAGCTCGTTTGCTCTAGCAGATCTGTAACAGTGACCTCTTGTCCATCAACAGTTACAGTTTCAACCACTTTAGTATGAGTCGCGTGGTTTACTTCTTCTGGGGCCAGTGCTACCGCCACATATTCAACTACTTCCATCGCTGGGTTTGTAGAACGTTCGGGTGCAACTGTCGCTCTTCGGTTTGAAGTTGGCAGATTGTAGAACCGTACCAGGTTCGACACTGTTTCCTCCGCCCGGACTCGACTGATGTGATAGATTTGTTCTATCTCTTCACTAGAGAGTGTACCTGAAGGTTTTAGATCCTCATCAGATTCCACATCATCTAGCCAGTACGAGTATACGCTGCAAGGGTTGTCATCAAATGGCATTTGCGCGCCTACTCCATAGGCTACCGCAATACTACCAAAAAACAAAAATACACCAACTAACCGGTTAAATGGCGCTGGGATTATCAACCACACTACATTGTGCAATATATGTAGTATCAGTGCTAATATCGGGTTCA